GAGAAACCCTAAAATGGGAGGCTGGAGTGAGCCTACTTACTTGAAGTAAGACTCGTTTTGGTGTTGTGTCTGAGACACGATTCAACTAGGTGAGGGATTTTCTCCCCTTTCTCTAGTTTGAGTCACTCTCCTCAGGAGGTGATTCTGGTTCTTGGTCGAGACTTATCCCATAGCTTCTTAGCAGTGGTTGTCTCATGTACCCCAAGACCACACCATTGAATGTTTCCGTGAAACATCGTGGACCAGGAGTTCGATGGTCTAACCCTAGGGGTTTACCGTCTACTTCTGCCCCCTTAACCTTGATCCATGTAATACATGGTTCAGAAGGTTTCGGGAAACCTGTACCCTTGTAGGTTTGCAGGTTCTTGGATAGAGATTCCTCCGAGCTTAACTCGGTTATCTCCATGGGTAAGAGATATTCCAAAGTAAACTCTCTGAGTTCTTTGGTTCTCTCAGGAAAGGTTTTCCCTCCGGAAAACCCTCTATCTTTCTTGGCCGAACCATCCCAAAAGGCTTGGTACGTCTGAGAATCTTGCAAGATGTGGAGGACTTCATGAAATGATTTCCATCCTTTATCCTTGAGAAACTCAGGGACGTCTTTCCGTCTTCTAGGGGCGTCTGGATATTCTTGTAGAATCTCAGAGGCTTCAAAAGGTATTAAAGATAGCTCTTGAAGAGCATCTTTATATGCTAGCATTGCTTTCAGGTTTGTCTCTCTGAGACCCCTTCCTACGTCGATCTTTGAAGACCAACGCATGAGGGCCTGTCCTGCAACTAGGTCTCCGCATTCTCTTTTAGAGATCAGAGCCTTATGCCAAGGTGAAACCAACGGAAGAACACGACTCAGTTGTGCTCTAACGCCCATTCCTCCCCATTCGATGGGGAGAAATGTTTGGTATCCCTTGAGGACATATGATCTCATATTTCTTAGAAACAATGAGAACACGCGGTGTTTAAACCCAGGATACCATTCTGGGCACCAGTCGAGCATCTTACTCAGCAGTTTGGCTTTACCAAAAGCTGGGTTTGTATCCTCGTCTCCTTTACCTGATACCCTCTCACTTGAAGTGAGACGGATCTTAGGTATATCAATGTATGCTGATCTTTCTCCGAAAGACGGGTCATACATGTTGAGAAACTCACCTTTTAAGTAGATGAAATTCTCACAGTATGGAAAAGCAATTCCATATATCCCCCACTTTTCAGGTGACGGGATTAAAGAGGCTCTAATCGCATAGCGTTTAAATCTCTTCAGGATCTCGTACTTGCCGCAGTCGATTGTATCGTCTCCGGCAGTTGCGAACCTATCTCCCTGCAGTTCCTTTGGAAGTCGGATCCTATCAGGATCTCTGCAGGCTGCTTTGTTAATCACTTTCCCTAAGATTTCTAAAACAATCTTAGTCCCAGGTTCTCCCATAAGGGAACCTTGGAAAGTAATCAAATCTCCTTCCTCAGGTAATACCCGGGAGGAGAGATTGAGTTTGAAGAAACCGAGAATGTACTTACTAGTTATTCCCGCACCTCTGCAGAACTCTTCCATGATCATATTTGCCACAAAGTGGTCGATATGATCAGTTGCTTCTTTGTAGTCTCCACTGAGGACTACATCCGAAGACTCGGGAGGGTTATATACTTGACGTATATACCACTCGAATCCTTGGTGTGCCCGACTAAGTCCGGCCTTCAAGGTTGGATCAGTTGATAGAAATTCACGCATTACGTGAGCTAACGGCTGTCCATATGTAACTAAATCACTGAGTGACTTTGTTACTACACGTACCTTATTACCCGGCTCAGTGATCGCAGATCTACTGATTGGGGGGGGTTTCCCAGTAGGAAAACCCTCTTCAGTAAGGTACCCTCCTCTGACAAGTCCCTGGTAGGACATGCAGAGCATTTGGAAACCGATTCTCTTAGGTTCATAACCAAGAGCATCAGGTATCAGAACAGTATTGTAGACAAGTTTGCCTAGTTCTCCATGTTCAACAGGAGACATCCCAGGGGGAAATACTGTTCTATAACGTGGCTCCCCTGCTACCTCTTGAAATTCTATTTCTCCGAGGGGCAGTTTCCAAGTTCGGGTTTCCTCTGGAATCCCGTGGAGCCATTGTTCAAGTTGGAACAGGACTTCTTCCTGTCTCCCACCTTCTGATCTCGTCCGTTCCCAGCAGGAGCTGTTCGAGATGGACACGTGGCAGGATTCTTTCATAGAGAACCCTTCTGCATCTGCACACATTTTGACCTCTAAACCACTGGTATAGGCGGCCCGGAGCAATTTCTCCAGGCGCGAATCCATCTTATGGAGTTCGGGTCGAATTGTGAGTAAAGTCTGAAGATGCCCTTCAAGGGTTCTTCTAACCTTTTCATTCTCAGCAGGGGGCAACCCTCTGGTGGTAATGTACATACCCATGAACGCAATGCGTTTGCGTTCGTCCATGGGGGTTTTAAGGTCCATCCATGTCCCAACGGGAAATGGGGGATCTTTGCTGAAATCTCTATCGTGTGGTTGGTCTAACCTCCCACAGAATAAATTTCGCACCCTGAGGGTGTGGGATTTCCAGAGATCGGCTGCAGCACCAGTACCGTGTGTGTGCATTACTATCCTAGTAATGCGTACCCACCAAGTACGGATGTACTCTTTAACTTCCTTGTTAAAAACTGGGAAGGAAACGAGCATTGCAGTTTCAATCGGAGCCCAAACCCTCTCTTGCTTTGCAAGGAGTTTGATTGGATTTCTAAGAAATTCCCGAAGAAACTTCTGACCACCTCTGAGATGCTTCAAGCTCTCTCGGTGCTCTTGTATAATATCATGGATCTCTCCCTCTGGGAGACAAAGTTCTGGGTCTCTCAGACCTAGAGCTCTCCAGGTCTCTCCTCTTCCTTTGGGTTGTTTAACCCTCCGGTCGAGTAGAGTCTTGAAGTCCCTGTTAGACGGGTATCCCATCTGACAGTAGATATCATTCTTTTCCTGCGTGAACCGGGTCACAACCACCTGGGCTTGGCCTAATGGACTAAGTGACGGCAACATGCTTTTATTAAGTGTGTTTCCAGCGCTGTTTCGTTTTG